GGGATCTCCGTGGGCCTCGGGTGTCGCGCCCCGCGCGGGCGCGTGGATTGAAACTCTGGCGATGATGATGGATGGCAAGATGTACAAGCGTCGCGCCCCGCGCGGGCGCGTGGATTGAAACATGGGCTTCACGGGGAAGGAGGCCATGCAGTTCAAGTCGCGCCCCGCGCGGGCGCGTGGATTGAAACACCATTTGCGAACCGGGCTTCACGCTGAACGGGGTCGCGCCCCGCGCGGGCGCGTGGATTGAAACGGGTTCTTCCCAAATTACCCGCGGCAGGCCCCGGTCGCGCCCCGCGCGGGCGCGTGGATTGAAACGATGATGACGCGGACAACGATCTCCTTGCCTTCAGGTCGCGCCCCGCGCGGGCGCGTGGATTGAAACAAAAGACTTATATACGCCTCATAGTTAGGCGGCCAGTCGCGCCCCGCGCGGGCGCGTGGATTGAAACTTCGGATATCTCGAAATTCGTGGCCAGGCTGTTGGTCGCGCCCCGCGCGGGCGCGTGGATTGAAACATCGAAAATCCGGGGCTGTCTTTCGTGCCGATAACGTCGCGCCCCGCGCGGGCGCGTGGATTGAAACATAAGATTCCAAAGTTTTTCCGGCAAATCCAAAGTCGCGCCCCGCGCGGGCGCGTGGATTGAAACATCACCAAGAGAAATCCGCTCTTCTGACCTGTCCTGTCGCGCCCCGCGCGGGCGCGTGGATTGAAACAGCAGCAGCCCCAATCCTTCCGCGCCGGCGGAAGTGGTCGCGCCCCGCGCGGGCGCGTGGATTGAAACCATGTCGCCCAGGTTTATTTGCATGGCTTCCATGTCGCGCCCCGCGCGGGCGCGTGGATTGAAACAGCGTTACGCCCTGGAATACCGGAGGCGTGTTGGTGTCGCGCCCCGCGCGGGCGCGTGGATTGAAACTGGCAGCCGAGGCAACGGAGGACGGGGACAGATGTCGCGCCCCGCGCGGGCGCGTGGATTGAAACATCTGGTCGCCGCCCCAGGAGCTTGCGAAGTCTTGTCGCGCCCCGCGCGGGCGCGTGGATTGAAACTCCGCCCGGGCGATGACCTCGGCCCGTTCGGCAAGTCGCGCCCCGCGCGGGCGCGTGGATTGAAACCCCGTGGTCAGGGCGGGAGCGGCGTGTCTTGCCGTCGCGCCCCGCGCGGGCGCGTGGATTGAAACTGTTCGATCAGTTCGCGGTTGCCCTGGCGGTATTGATCGGCGACGGCGTGGGCAAGCTCCCTCCCGTCGATGATGACGCGGACAACGATCTCCTTGCCTTCAGCCCCGGCGCCGACGGCGGCGGCAACCTGGCGGCCGATGCTGCGCCCCAGGGCGTCCGCATCCAGGGCGGAAGCGCGGCCGCTCTCCGGCTGGGAGACGCCCATGTTGCCCCAGAACGCCGGCGGGGCGCTGTCCAGAAAGCGCGATCGCTCCGGCTCATAGGTGGGGATAATCCATTCCCGGCCGATTTCTCCGGCAATGGATAGGCCCTCGGTGAGGCCGCCCGTGCCGTAAAATTCCACATGCTGGACCGGGGGCGGCTTGGTGAGGCCTGGCGGGTCTTGCCCGCTTATGCCGCCGCCGCTGCCGACTTTTATCCTGCCAACCTCCTTGCCGTTCCATGTGGCTATCCATCCCGACCATCCCGAGACGGTGTACCATGTGTATGGTGTTGATATATCGTGAGGAGTAGCCACCGGAGTTGAGGTGTATTTGTTGTATGCAGCCGTTATTCCCGATGCTATTCCTGCCGCCGATCCTCCTATTTTTTCCGCTAACGTATCCCACATGTCCGCCACGGCAATCAGGCTGGTATTGGTATTTGTTACCGTTATTCCCAGGGCTGCGAGCAATTTGCTCAATCCTTGATCGCCCATCGCCGTTTCCGTGCTGGCGGGAATATCGATTCCCAGCGAAGTTAAAAGCTTGCCTATTGCTGCACTGCCGGTGGCCGTTTCTACCGCTCCCGGAATGCCCGCCTCGGTATTGCTTGCCAGCGCCGTCAGCAGCAGCCCCAATCCTTCCGCGCCGGCGGAAGTGGCGGCGGCGCCCTTGAGGACGGCCAGGGCGTCGGTCAGGGTGTCGGATGATCCGGTTGCCCCGATCGCGTCCTTTGCCTTCCCGACGGCTTGCGTGAGATCGATGACGGGCACGCCGAGCTGTCCGAATGCCGCGATCAGCTTGTTCAGGTCGTCCGTTGTCGTTCCCAGTCCTAAATCGGCCAGCATCTCCAGAAGATCTACCGCCTCGCCCAGGCCGCCCACATCGCCGGTCACCTTTCCGTAGGCAGCGGCGTAGCTTTCAGCATTTCCAGAAACCTTTTGAAATTGGAGATATTCCTGGGCGTACGCAAGATACGCGCTGACAGCCTCCCGGCTTTTGTCGGCTTTGGCGGAGGCGAGGAGGGTATCGTAGCGGATTCCCCACGCCTCGGCGGATTGCACCGGAGACAGGGAGCCCGCATTGAGGTTGGTCAGCCATTCGGCTATCGAATCGCCTTGCGACTTAAGCTCGTTCGCCAGGGCTCGGTTGGCATCGAGGGCATCCTGCTCGATGCTGTCCAGGGACTTCAGGGTGTCGAGCATCTCCCCCAATAGATCTATTTGCGTCTCGAATATCGCAGACTCATTGAATGCTTCGGCAATCCTGGCAAATTCGCTCTGATAATCAGTCATGCCCCAACCGCGGCGATCACGTTCCTGCAGGAATGATTGTAGGTTGCCATATCCCGATTGAAATGCGCTCACTTGTGTATCGTAGGCCCTCTGGGCGGCGTCCGCAGCCGCCTCATGCGCCCGTTGCGCCTCTTCCGCAGCCTGTTGCGCTGCTGTCGCAGCCGCCGCTTGCTCCTGCAGCGCGATTTGCTCTTTTTGGGCCTTTTGCGTTAAAGCTGCATTGTACAGATCCTGCGCCCGTATCGCCGCCGCTTCCGTAAGGTATTCCTTGCCGTTAAATGTCCATATTCCGTACCCGGATGTAGCTGCAGACAGATTAAGGGTTTGTGGATTCCAGAAGCTGCTCGCCTGTTTTTGGGCCGCTGCTATGGCGTTGACTCCGGAAATTTCCGCGCTTACCCGGTCGGCAACGGCGTCCTTAACGGCATCAGTGCGCTTATTTTCCGCAGCATAGGTTGCATCGACAATGCTATTGAGCATCTTTTTGAGGCCGTCGGCATAAGATTGCTCCCGCTTGATGCGTAGTGTGTGAGCGTCGCTGTCGTTTTCGAGTATTTTTGCCCAGTTTTTCTCCTCGGCATCGAGGATTTCCTGCATGGCGGCGATCGCCGCCTGGGCGTATTTCTCGTTTGCCGTGGCCTTGTAAAGCTCCTCGTTCAGGGCGATGGCTTCGTTCTTTGTTTTCAACTGTATTTCCAGCCGGCGGGCGGCGAACATCTCCTCCAGCTTGACCTTGTCGTCCGTTATCCGCGCATAGGCCTTGTATTCCTCATCGAGGGCGGCGATCGCCCGCTCGGCGCCCGTTTTGCCGATAAGCTCTTTTTCCTTATCCCACCGCTTCAGAGCCTCGACGTCCGCGTCGTGCTGGCGCTTCAGGGCGTCATCGCGCTTCTTCTGCTCGGCGTCCTCAAGGTCATTCTGTCTCGCCGCTGCCGCGCGGAGTTCTTCCTGGAATCTTCGAGTATATTCTCCCTCGAATTTCCGCTGCGCCTCGCCATTTTCCTTCGCGGCTTGCTCGACGGTTTTGAGGACGGCTTTTTGCGTCTTCAGGGATTCACTGAGTTCTTCCGTCTCCTTCTTGATCCGGCTCGTTCCATCCGCCCACTCCATCAGCCATTCTGTGCCCTTGTAGGTCGCATAGAACACCATGAAGGGCAAAAAGCCTTTTATGGCAGTATTCAGGCCAAGCTGTGCGGTTTCTGCTGCCTTGAGGGCCGTCGCCAATGCAGCGATCCCCCTGGCCGCTGCAAACGCCTTTTCGGCGATGATTCCCATGACGAGCATTTCGGTGAGCGTGCCCGCGAAGGGCTTGACGATCTCGATTGCGGTGCGGATGTTTTCGGCGAATTCCTTGAGGGCGGCCACTCCATCACGGACACCGGCGGCGATGTCGTTCGCCCAGCGTTGCATATCGCCGGATGCGGCAGCTTCCTTGAGATATTTGTCCAACTCGGCAAGTTCTTTGGTGAATTCCTGCACGAGGACGGTCATGGCAGGCGTGAAGAGTTCGCCGACCTTCAGCTTTGCCTCTTCGATATAGCGGGGCAGGCTGTTGATCTGTTTGCCCACGGTGCCCATCGCCGCTTCATATGATCCGGCAATGCCCGTGCCGGCACTCAAAACGGCATTGAGGGCGATCTGTTGTTTTTCCTGAGAACTGAGGGATTCCACGGTACGTCCGGCGGCGGCAGCGAATGACTTGTATTCCGCCTCGAAATTGACGATGATGCCGTACGTTCGGAGGATTTCAGGCTGAAGGGTCGCGATGCCGTGCATCAGCCATTTCAAAGATTCGGAGGAGTTCGTGTTGCCGATGACGGCGGCATCCTGGGCGACACGGGCCAGTTGGGCAGACTTGCCGAGATCGAGGTGCGCCTGCGCCATGCGCGTGACCGTTTCGTGCGCCTCCTGCGTCGTGATGCCCATCGCCTTGACGCTATCGACGTAATTGTCCATCTCGGAGCGGCTATAAAGGGCGTTTTGCCCGACTACGCCCAGGACCACTCCCAGCGTTTCCACGCGGGCAGTGAGCATCGCCGTTTCCTTGGCCGTCTCTGCGATTTTCCATGCGCCCCAGGCGGCTGCCAGCGTCTGCACGGCATTGGTCAACGAGATCGAACTCGTTGCGGCACGGTCCATGCTGACCGATGCCTGGGCGGCGCCATCGGAAACCCGTTTTTTCGCGGTGGATGTCGTTTCAGCGGCGCCGGTGAGCTTGTTGTATTCACCGGATAGCTTGGCGGCCTGCCCTTGCAGCTTGTCGAAAGAGTCCCCTACGGCCTTGACTTGCGCTGTCCCTTTGGCGCTGTCCACCTCGATGACGATCTGGACCTTATTTTCTGCCATGTGCGTAACCTCTGGCCACCGCTTCGAGTTTCATGATCAGGCCGGATATGTCCTGGAAGCCGGCGTCGATGGCCAGCTCCCGGACCGATGCATAATCCACTCGCAGGCCGCCCGAAAGCCCCGCGGGGATCATGACGCCGGGAAAATCAGTTATGAACTCCCAGACGTCGATATTTGCTTCCAAAAGATCGATCTTTCCGCAGCGTTCGCACGACGGTGGGACCCTGGATGCATCGAGGACCCGCATGATCCGGCACGCCTTGCAGCTCAGCCCTTTGGGGCGCGCTGCCTGCCACCGTGCGAACGCTTCGAGTTTTTTGTTTCCGTCTCCATCCTTCTGGACATTGCCGTGGCTGCGGCCTGCGATTCCTGCATGGCCCAGGCGGCGAATCCATCAATCTGGTCGCACACTGCATCGATGACCGCCTCATTGCAGACGATCGTTTCCCCATCGGGCGTAACCGGCCCGCGAATGTCCTTGATGATGCCGCGATACAGGTGAATGTCCCATAAATCCGGATCGATCCGCGTTGCTCCGGTACCGGGCTGGGCCACCGTGGCTGCCACCATGATCCGCCTGATCAGCTTGCGGGTATAGGGCACGATCAGCGCCTCCAGCCCCGGAATAAATTCCTTCCATTGCCCTTCATAGACTTTTGGATCGAGATTGACGACAACAGGCATGTTTTCCTCCTTCGGAAATCCGCGGGGGCATGTACTTATTACTTGTCCCCGCGGATTTGATCCCTACAGTTATGTGATTGCGATTTCCCATTCGTCGTCGCCGGAAACGCCGGTGAGCAACGCCCGGATGTCGAATGTTGACAGGCCGTCGCGTTCCGCAATGGATACGCTCTGGTACTGGACATGATCGCAGGATAGGGCGATTGCCGACGGCGTCGAACCCCAGGATGCCGCCAGCGCCGCCACGGTGCCGGCTTTCCATGAGCCCATGAAATCATGGGTGGCGACGAGGACGTTCTCCGGATCGAATGACAGGGTAGGCTCCCGCCCGGTGATGATCGCGGAAATATTGCCGCTTTCAGCGCCGACGCTCTTGCGGAGCGCGACTTTGTTCCCCAGGTCGATTGTCACTTTGGATAAGATCGCGGAATATTCGGCGATGGTCAGCGTTACGCCCTGGAATACCGGAGGCGTGTTGGTATTGTACACGATGTCGTCCGCCACGAGCGATTCATCCTCCTCGCTCCAGTCGGCGCCCGTGAATTCAAAACTGATTATTCCCGGTTTCCCGTCTTCCAGGGTGATATTGGCGTTACCGCGCGCGCCCCAAAGCTTGTACATCTTGCCATCCATCATCATCGCCAGAGACACGGAGCAATTGGACAACGGCGCCTCGCCGCTGACGATGGAATACGGCTTGTAAGTTGCCGACGTGGCGACGACCAGCGTTTGCTGGACGCCGCAGGCGACGAGGGCGCCGGCCAGGCCGATGTTCGCGCCGGCGTTCGACGAGCCGATAGGCGCTCCCGCCGCCATGCCGCCCACGATCTCCACATCGAAGCTCATCTTCGCCGAACGATTTCCCGGCAGACTCGCATAGGGTGATAGGGTGGAGCGCACAGGCGCCCGTTTGTTCATGTCGAGTGACGGGGTAAATTTCGGGTTGAACGCCAGAAAGATGTCCGCTCCCGCCGGCGCCGTCCCGTCCCCGAATATGTCGGTCCCTTCCGCTGTTTCGATTTTGCATGCTACCTGACAAATTTTTGTAAGCATTTTTGCCTCCTTTTTTCGCCTATATTGTGTGACGCTCTATCGCGCATAACCGCAACTCAGCGTAGTGACACAGTACGTTTCCGATCATCCGCTCCTCGATCAGATCGATTTGCATTTCCGGACGTCCCTCCATCGGTCCCCATGAGGCCGATGTCGTCATGCAGGTCCCATTCAGGGTATAGTTGTCTTCAAAGGCCTCTTCGATATCGGCGAGGTGGTCATCGAATACGATGCCCGTGTCGTCCGCGTCCTTAAGCCCCATGATCGCGCGGAACAGGAAAATGTGAGCGCGCTCCTTTGGGCCACCGATGCCTACGGTCACTGACCGTTTCAGCATTCTTTCCCTGGCGAACATGATGCCGTTGATCCGTCCGTCGCTATCCTTGAATCGATTGATGAATGTATTCCAATCCGTCGCCAGGCGCGTCCGATCGTGAACTTCCCCGATACCGGGAACGCCCTGCAAAATGACCTTGATCTGCTCTCTGATGTTGTCGAGAACGGCCATTCAATCCCCCGTTATCCCTGAACTTGCTTCACGATGTCCGGCCCGATCCGGTTCAGGATCCCGATCACCGTTGCATGCTGCTTTTCCATTGTGTCGGTGAACATCTTTCGTGGTTTTGTCCCTCTTTTCGATATGGCTCGGGCAATCAGATAGGCGACAGACCTTGCCTCTTTCCCCGTCAGCCCCATCTGCTTTTCAACCCAGTACTGCAACGGCGCCACGGGCGGGAAATGCGGTCTCGTCCCCAATTCCACCGCCTCCCCATACTTCGCCGGCGTGGCAACCATGCCCCAGGCCGGCTCGCCCATATCGACCTTATGAAAGATCGTGTCCCGCAGATTCACTGGCCCGGCGCCCATCGGCGTCGCCTTCTTTATTTCCGCTTCCAGAAACAGCACGGTCTCGGTAATCCGCGCGATCGTCGCTTTCCGCGTCGCCTCCGGCCATTTCTGCGCGAGGCTCTCGATGCCTTGGATATCTACGGATGCCCTTAGCTCCATTAGCCTTACCTGTGCCTCCTCCCGTGGGTCATCTGGTCGCCGCCCCAGGAGCTTGCGAAGTCTTGATCTTGGGTAATGCTGGCCGGCGCCGGTGCGCCGTCTTTGATCCCCAGATGATCGTTATACATTTTCCGGTAGGTGCGCGATCGGGCGGCATACTCTGCCGCCTTGCTCTTGTGATCCACACTGTCGGCCTGGATTGTGCTGTCCTGTGTCTGGGCGTAATAGGTCGCCAGCATGTCGCAGAAGTTTGCCGCGGCCAGGACCTGCACGGCTTCCTCGTCAACTGCCGGGATAGTGCAGGCCAGATCCGTGCAGGTCTGGAGCGCCGTATAGGTGATGCGGATATCCTCCGTTGACGTTGGTGAATCTTCGAGGAAGCGCAGGCACTTGCCCGCCGGCTTCTGGTATATCTGCCAGGCGTCGTCCTGGAGCACGTCCGCGGCCTGCTCCGTGTCGTCAACAGGATACTCGACGGATTTGATGACGGAAAAACCATCCGACCATTCCGCGAGTAGTGTCAGCAGATAGTCAAAACCGTTATTGCCGTCTTCATCCTCCACGACGATCCGGGGGCGGTGTCCGGAATAGGCCTTGACCGCCTTATTGATCGCGAATATCTGCTCCGCCTCCCCCAGGGGTAGCTCGCCGCCCACCAGGTTGCCGATCGCCGTTATGTAGTCTTGCCGTGTGCTCATCAGTTTTTGAAAACCCCCGTTGCCGAATAGGTGATGCTCGTCGTCGCCCCCACCACATGGTTGAGGCGTAAATACTTGCCGAAATTCGTGATGGCCTGCCGGTATTGGCCCGTGGTCGTGATCTGGGACATCGCCGTATGGGTAAACCAGGTCGCGTTGTCCGGCGAGGTCTGGATGGTGACATCGAGGGTCGGGTTGTCCACCTTCGCCGTCACGTCGATGAAGATCTGGCCTTCCGTGTATGAGGAGACATCGAAGGTCGTCGTCTGTGCCGTCGCCGCCGTCCGGGTCCCGCTCGACAGGAAGGAGATCACCCGGGTCTTCCGGTCCTCGGCCTGGCTGAATGAAGAAACCAGAAAAACAAGGGCCGCCATCGCCAGGATCGCCCCCATCAGGCGTCCATATCTTGCCGTCACTGCCTTTTTGCCCCCACTTGCGAGGGTTGCGTCGCTCCCGGCGGGTTTCTTCGTTTTAAACGTCATTTTAAGCCTCCTTGAAATGCCCTTCGATCATGCCCAGCCAGGCGACGCCCAGGAGGGCCGTCGGCGCGACGTGCATGGTGAAAAACCCGCAGCAGCTCACCGCCAGGGCGGCCAGTCCCGCGGCCATACGCGGCGACGTTTCCGTAGTCGCGGCCCTGAACTTCCCAACGGTCGTCAGCAGAAAGGCGATGATCAGGGCCAATGTCTGGACGCCGAGCTCAAAGGCCGCCTGAACGTACTCATTGTGGGCCTGCAGAAAGACCTCCGTCGCCGGTTTGCCGTCATGGGTCTTTCCGGCTACGTTCAACTCCGGAACCCCGGAAACCAACAGGGGAAATGCCGTCGCCCAACTGCCCAGGCCCCGCCCGTACATTTCCGTCTGCATGGAATACGTTGCATGTTTCCAGGCCGTCCAGCGGTCGGCTTTAATAATGCCGCTGAGACTGTCCACCTTGATAAACCAGGCCGACGCCGTCAGAACAATGACCAGGGCGGCGAATACGGCGACGACCGGGCGCCGGTAGGCCCGCTCGTGAAACTTCAATTTCAGGGTTCTCCTGTTAGATATAACGACATAGGCCATTACTGCCGCCGCCGCCGCCAGCATGGCCGTCGTGGATTTAGTGATCAGTATCCCGATGGCCGCCATCGGTACCGCCGCCCACCACCAGCCGGTCAGGAAGGCCGGGAGGCACAAGGCCAGAAAGACGCCGCCCGTATTTGGATTGAACGGGCCGGCGTTTTGAGACGGGAACCATGCACGCAAAATCCCTGCCTCCTGCAGAATTATCCAGGCCAGAAGGGCGAAAGCGGCGATGCGCATGGAAATCAGCGTCGCTTCCGGATCGATCCGGCTGAATCCCTCTGCGGCAGCCAGGAAAACCGCCACTGTCAAAAGACTTATATACGCCTCATAGTTAGGCGGCCATGCCGCCATCGCCGTTACGAAAAGGGCGCAGAGCCAGAAGGCCCGCAGCCAAAAGGAGGAAAGCAGCGCCGTAAAGGCCAGGCCGCCCATCCACAGCGCCGCTATCTGCCAGGAAAAACGGAATGCCGTGCCGTCCGCCGGGATGATGCAGAACATCAAGCCGGGGACGGCGGCGAGCAGTAAATATGCAAGTAGTTTCGACATTCTTTTTAACCCCATTCCCACCCTTGCCCTCCCCTTGAAGGGGAGGGAGGATAAGGCGACCGATCCCTGATATCTGTCAATATGCCGCGCCGGTGGAGGCCGGGAGCTGCACGTTAATGTAATACACCGTGTTGGTGGCCGCCGCCGTTTCCGGAGGCACGACAAACCCGAGGATCTGGGCGTTGGTCGGGGCCGTATCGACAGTACCGCCGGCGGTCCCGGACAGGAAGACCCTACTGCCGGAAGTGGCCGACGTCATGCCCGCAATGATGCCGCGGGTGATGATCTCCACCTTGGCTCCGGAATCGCCGCCCTTGCCGATGACGCCCACCGCCGGACGCTTGGCGGAATCATCGGCGTCGGCCTTATAGACCTTGCCGTCGGAACCGCTGATGCAAACCACATCGCCCGTGGTCAGGGTCGCCCCCGCCGTGCCGGCAAACCGCTCATATTTAGCCTGCCAGCCCGCCGCAAAGGCCGGGGCGGCGAGCAGTATTGCCAGCAGCATGGCCAGGACCAGGACCGGCATGTGTTTTCGGAAATGCTTTCTCATCTTTTATCCTCCTTCTCTGATGGACGGGGACAATCTGTCCCCGTGGTCAGGGCGGGAGCGGCGTGTCTTGCCGCCCCACCCGTAGATTCAACTCGTTACGCCACCACCGCCTTGTAGCCGCTCCGGTAGTCGATGACCGCCCCGGCGTATTCATGGCGGATCTTGTAGCGGATTTTGTCGGCCACGAAGACATGTTCGGACTGGGGCGAATCGGCAACGAACATCTCCGGTTCCTGCCGCCCGTTGAGGTAGCCCATCTCGACGATGTCGGCGATGTCGGCCGGGAGGAGCATGCCCCAATCGTTGGCGTCGGTGAGGAGGCTGATCACTTTGCCGGTCACCTTGCCGCGCAGCGGGTTGGGAACCTTGGTGGTCAGGTCGTTCGCCGAGTAATAGAATTCCTCGTCGGCGATTTTCTGAATTGTTTCCATTATGTCCACGGGGCCGACGAGAAGCGGCTTGACGTCGCTGCCGTCGAGAAGCCCCAGGCGCTCGCCGGAATCCTTCTCCGTCATCTTGGCCAGGGCCTTGTAGGCGATTAAAGCCGTGGCGTGGGAAAGGGCCGTAGCGCCGAGGTTGCCGTGACCGCCGGTGAACCAGGCCGTACCGTCGGAGCAGGTGCTGTTGTTGATGAAGAAGTTCCACACATATTTGGCATGGGTTCTCCGGGCCGCCCTGGCCAAACCGCGTACCCGGCGCTGTATGATGCTGATGTCGTCGTTGATGATGGTCTTCCGGGTAATCGTCAGGATGTTGCCCTTCTGGGCCACCGTGTAGGTGGATTCCTCATCCGTGACGCCGGCGATCTCCTGATAATCCGCCGCTTCGGGGTCAACCGTGGAGAGGTCGGGGAACCCACCGACAAGCACGGCTTCCTGGGTCCGGAAATCCTTGACAGGCTTGCGGATCGAGATCAGGAGATCCTCCTGGAATTTATAGTCTCGATAGAGGGATACGAGCCTGCGCCCCAGGGTGTTGCCGAGGACGTAGGTAAAGGTGGCGCTGTTGATGTCCTGGACGTTCCGCAGTTCCGACGGCAAACCGCGCCGGTCGAAACGGCCGTTGACCTCGCCATCTCCGGTAAAATAGTTGTACATTTCCCGGAGGCTCCGGAAGGCGGGAACCGTGTCAAACTCCGCGTAATCCTGAACATTGCGGCGCATATCGCTGAAGAAAGGCTGATGATCCAGCCGTTCCAGGGCGGCCATGCCGGTCATGTCTTCCCGGCGGAGGCCGAACATCCGATCCACGGCCATGCAGGCCCGGTCTAACGACCCGAGGCCCACGGAGATCCCCGAGGCCGCCTGACCACCCGCCGGGGGTTGCGTCTGGGTGATCGTCGCCAGATAGTCCTTCTCGTCGGCGACGGCCTTATCCAGGTCCGCCGACTGGAACACCCGGCCCTCAAAGGTCTTTCTGATCCGCTCCCTTGCCGGCTCGGGCAGTTCGCTTTTGCCCACGCACAGGAAGACCTCCAGGTCCTCCCTTGTAACCAGACCGCTCATATCGGGCGGGTCCGCCTGTTGCGCCGGGGGCGGCGCATCCATCGCCATCCGGGCCAGTCCGTCCACGTCCTGATCGGAAATCGTTGCAAAATCCTTTCCGACGAGGAGGTCCGGCCGCTTTTCCTTGATCAGGTTCCAAAGTTTTTCTTTCATCATATCCTCCTTGTTTTGGGCCGGCATGGCAGCCACTGCCCGGTTGAATTTCCCGCCGGCGGCGGGTCGGGTGACGATATCCACCGAATCGACCTTAGCCAGTCTGTCTATCCGCAAAACCGATTTCCCATCGATCACGTCCGGGGCGCCCTTGACCAGGCAATCCCAGGATAATCCGTACACCTGCGCCCCCTGCGTCATGGCGTCGAGGAGGTTCCGTCCCAGAAATTTGGCGCTGTCCAGGAAGTGCAGCACGCCCTTCAGCCCCTCGCCGGCGACATAACGGACCGAATCCAGCCAGCCGACTTTGTTTTTGACCAGGAAGGCCTTGACGTCGAAGAGGGACCCGGGAAGATGGGTCGCCCCCTGGGGCATTTCATAAAGATTTACATCCGCATTTTCAAACAACCCGGCGGATTCACGGATGGTTTTCTCCGGAAGGAACGTCCCGTTCAGCGTGAAGCCCGGTTCGCAAATGGTGACGTCCCAGGCCGTCCCCTCGGGATCCTGGGCGGCGACGAAACGCATGACGTGGTTCATGGCGTCGTCAAATTCCGATTGGGTGTTCCTCGCTTCCACCCAGGTCCGCTCCACCTCCGCAGCCTGGTCGCCCAATATCGCCGCCCCGTCGATCACGGACCAGGCGATGCGGTAGCATTTTGCGTCTTTCTCGTAGATCAGGTGCGAGGGAAAGACCTCACGGACGTAGGCATCCTTGTCTCTTGCATTCAGGGCCTCCCAGAGCATGTCCCGGATCTGATCCAGGCTGACCTCCTGCAAGTCCCGCTGCTTTTTATTGTCCGGCATGACTTGCCTCCCCTTATTCCTTCGCTTTTCCGGCGATAACCTTGCGTTTTGCAGCTTTGGGGTTGATGCCGGTGACGGCAATTTCATCCAGTTTTTCGACTTTGTCGCCGGCTTTGAACCGCACCTTCGTGCCGCCGTTGGTGACGATGACGGCTTCGCCGGTAGCGTCGTCGAACCTGCTCGCGAAGACATATTTCGGGTCGATTCCGTATGCCTCCCGCGCCTGCTTCAAAATGTTGTCGCCGATTTCGTTTTTTTCTTCCCTCTCTTTGGCCATGTTTTTTCTCCTTTCCTTCAGTTTTTCCACACTTCCATGTACGGCGCCGAGTAGCACCGGCAGTTGATCGTCTCCCGCGGCGGTCCCGCCGGGTCCCGGGGATGCATCAGCGCCACGCCGTTGACCATGAACGGCTTGTCCACGTCCCGGATCTGGCCGTCCGCCGCCATGTGGGCGAAGCGGGGCATCTTCCGGTGGGCGGCGCCGTAAACCCATTGCTTCTTCAGGCCCGGCACGACCGCGGCGGCCGTCTCCATCCGTTTCTGGGTCGCCATTTCCAGTGCCCGTCCCGTCTCCGCCCGGACGATGACCTCGGCCCGTTCGGCAATGGAGCGAAACGTGCCCTTGTCGTTCAGGTTTTTTCCCACCGCCTCCATGACCTCGAAGGGGGTTTTCTGACCCATCATCCCCAGGGCCATTTCGTTGTATATCTTCGCCGCGGCATCCCGCCCGAGATTGTCCACCAGATGCTTGGAGTAGCTTTGCAAATTCACCAGGGCCTCCGTATCGATCGTCGGGATAATCGCCAACACGCCCACGGCCCGCAGGGGCGCATCCACCATCTCCACGCCCAAATCCCAGAAGTGCCCCTGGGACTCGGCGATCTCCATGCCGAACCGGCGGGAGAACTCCTGCAAGGCCCGCTCGATGGCCATCTTGAGTTGGGGCAGTTGATATGCCTGCCAGTCCGTCGTGGCCACCGTGGCGGCGACGTCCTTGTGGGCGTCCTTCAACAGGCGGATCGCGGCGGCGACCTTCTTGCCCTCCAGCTTGTCCGCCGCCTTGATCAGAGCCTTGATTTTCTTGTTGATTTCCGCTTCCTTATTCATTTTCCTTCAGGAGCTTCTCGTAATCCGTCTCTTCCGCGGGCGGGGCGTTTTTCGCCGCCTCGATCTCCGCTTCCGCATCTACTTCGTAACCGAGATAACTGCTGACAAAGGAGAACATTCGCGTCGCCGTTTCCGCCGACAGCCACTTGTTCGCAACGGCGATCTGCAGGGACGTCGCCAACTGGGGGATGCCGTTGGCCATCTTGGCCAGATCCTTCTTGCTCACCTCCGGCATGGTGACGGAAAAGCCTGCCGCCGCCTTCTCCTTGGAGAGCCGGCCGGCGATGACGGCCTGGTCAATGACGAACCGGAGGATCTGCTCAATCTGAAACCGGTGGTAATTCTGCCGTTGTTCCAGGTCGGCCACGGGAACCTGGCCGAACTGATCCGCTTCGGTCTGATATGCCTTCCCGCCTTCGCCGAACCAGGAGGAGGGCCGCCCGTGGGCGCCCATGACAAAGCCCTTGCCCATGTCGAAGCCGGCCTTGTTGTCCACGGCCTTGATGTCCGGCGAGACGGCCTGCCAGGTGCAGCTTTCGTTATGCGCCCGAATGCTTCCCGGCTGGGGCGGCGGATTGTCGCGGAGCCATTCCCGGATCTGGTCCGGATTCATGCCGTTCAGGGTCACGTCCCAAACGAAATTCAACATGAATTCCGCCCGTTCCAGGTAGTTGTAGCCGTAACGTTCCAAGGAGTCGATCCAGTCGAAGAGGGTCAGGAAATCGCTCCGTCCCCGGGGGGAGTTGGGCGGATGGTTGAGGGACAGGAAGAAACAGTTCCCCACCAGGCGGTCGAAGGTCTGGGAGTGGATGTTGTAATCCTTCCGGATGACGGCGTATTTCTCCCCGCCCCGGCCGGAGAGGTCGCTCAACTCCACCTGCATCACCTGGCGGACGTTCAGGGGGTTGACGTACACCTCCCGGATCAGGGCCGGATCGACGTAACGCAAGCGGACGGCGCCGTTGTAGGGGTTCACCGTCACGGGCCAGCACTGTTCCCCCAGGATGGAGAGCCACATGGCGTTTTCCGGGTAGTTCAGGTCCATGTTGTTCTCCGGGTCGTTCCAGAAATTGTCGATGATCTCCTTTACGTCCTCATCGTCGGAGGAAACGGTGATCCGCCCGGCAAAAAGGAAACTCCGGTCCAGGATCGCCAACCGGCGGAACATGGCCGAAGCGTCGAACATGTAGTAGGCGATCTCGAACATCCGGGCCTGGGCCACGGGCATGAGGTCCCGCCGGAGCATGGAATCGCCGTAGCGCCGGTAGCCCTCGTTGTTGGGGTCCCGATTTGCCGTAATGGGCAGGGCCATTTGCGCCCGGCGGATCTCCTCGGCCACCAGCGTGCGGATCTCCGCGTCGCCTTTCAACTCCGGGGCGATAAATCTCGCTACTTTCTCAAGTAATTTCATAATCTTCCTCTTTCCCTCCCCTTCAAGGGGAGGGCAAGGGTGGG